GCTGCTGGTAGGGGATGGTCGCGTTGCCGGTAGGGATCAAGGTGTATATGGCGTCCTCGGTATGTACTGAGAGAGCGTTCTGCGTGGGGACGATGGCGTTGATGGGGGCGCCGAAGTTGTAGAAGGCGGTACTCCCCCACGTCTCCGGGTCGCCGGCATCGCTATACCACATCCTATCGCTGTTGGCGTTGGTGTTACCCAACCATACCCGGTTGTCCCAGTAGCCTACGTGCTGGGCCGTAGTGAAGCGGCTGTCTACGTCGAGGTCCGTAGCGTTGCCGCTGCCGGTCCACTTGATAGGGCCGTTGACGCCGTTGGTGAGGATGAGCTTGTCGAAAGACCTAACCCACTCGAAGGTGTTGTCGTCGGCGGCGGTGATCGTCACCGAGCCGCTGCGGTCTACCCAGCCGCTCGAATATTCGTAGAACTTATCCCCCGCCACGGCGAAGACCTTGGCCGTCGAGCCGGGGATCTGAAACTCACCGATGGCGGTGAAGGTGGGCGTCCCCGAGATAGCCGAGGCGCTCTGGTAGCTGGCCGTCCCCAGGCGGCGCTCTACTGCCGCCGCCGCGTTCAGGCGAGTGTTGGTCATCTTACGGAGCCCATTGGGGGTGATGTCTTCGGGTGGAAGATCATAACGCACCCCCTGGTTCCAGGGTCCGTATTTAATGGTTTCCGCGTTTATGGCCATCGTTAGCTGGTCGTCACCAAGCTCGAGTCTACGACGATCTGAAAGGGTGACGCCGCCGAGGGGGGCGCCGCCGGGTAAGTGCGGTTGCCTTGCATATGCAGGTTTTGTCGGAGGGCCAGGTCCACTACGCGCCCCAGCTCACTCGCCTCGCGGGCGGCGCCCTGGTCGTCGCCCTTCTCTTGGAGGTATAGCTTCGTTGCGCCGTATACCGCCGCCCCCTCAAGGATCTGGGGGAGGCCCAGCGCGAGGAGGGACGTAGCGTCATTGCCACTGGCCCAGGAGGTCATGGCAATACGATAGCGGACCCGCATCGTCTCGTTGGTCGTCCCCGGCACCCGCCACACCTCGATGATCGGGTAGCCGGTGGTGGTGTCAACGCCACTGACGTAGACACTCTCGACGGTGCCGGTGTCGGAATAGTCCTGGCTCAACAAATCATACTGATCGGCGCCGATGATCGTCAGGGGGTTCTCGTTGGTCTGATCGTAGAAGCTATACCAGCTCCCCACGCCGCTCGAGATCGGCTTATAGGTTCTCGTCCCCGCACTGGAAGAGAAGGCTGCCGTAGCGCCGCTGGTGCCGCCCGTGAGGGTCTCCGAGGCGGTGAACGACCCGGAGGGGCTGTATACGTAGATCTCTTTGGGAGAGGCGCTGTAACCGTCTACGGTGGCCGTCTTGCTGCTGGTGCCGCCCGTGATGGTCTCGCCACTGACAAACGTCCCCGAGCCGCCCGTGACCGTCAGCGTGTTGGTCGTCACAAAGGTGGTCGTCCTATCCAACCACCACCAATCGACCAACGCCGAGACCTCGACGGCGGTGAGGTTGATGTAGTTGCGGGCCTCGTCCTTGAAATCGGTGTTGGTCGTATCCAACCCCACGCGGTTGAGGACCATCGTAATTGCTTCGCCTAATGTCATATTATATCTGCTTTGCTTCGCTTACCATTTATATCATATCCGCCCAACTGCCATTTTCGTAGGCTTGCATCTTGTTGGTCGTCGTATTGTAGATGACCATGCCGTTCGCTGCCGTCAGGGCGTTGCGCTCGGTAGTGGTCAGGTTAGCCACCCGCAGCGTCGAGCCGATAGCCAGGGTCTCGATGTCGGCGGCGCCTAAGAGGGCCGTCTGACCAAAGAAGTTAGCGGCGTTCTGCTGCCCTTGGGTGGTCTCGTCCCTGCGCGGGACGTTCTCCTGCAAGAACGAGTGACCCAGGTTCATACGTTTATGCCGGCGTCCCCCACCGTGAAAGAATCGGCAGCGATGTCGAACCGTACGTTGCCGTCGATCCGCTTGCCCGCGGCCCTCATATCCAGGAAGTACTTGTATTCTTCGGTCTTGACCGGCTTGCCGTCTGCATCGAGCTGCGCCAGCTCGAGGTTGTCGGTCTTGCCCCCCTCTTCGTCGGCGGCGAGAAACTTGGTGATGTAGCTGGGTGGGTTATGCACCACCTCGGGGCCATGCTCTACCTCTACCCCTCCGTAGACGCGCAGGGCGGCCTCGGACTTATAGTCGCGCGTATGCTCACCGCTGGGCGCCACCGCCCCCGCCGGTATGTTGAGCATCTCACGCAAGTGGGGATCCTGACCGAACACGTCCGCCACGGCGCGGGCGATAGCCGGGTCTTCTTTGATGGCCTGGCGCACCGCCTCCTTGAAAGCCGGGTCTGTGTGATCCGCCGCGGCGGCATGGGCTTTGGACGCCTTCTTGCGCGGCGCAGGGGCTACATCTATCAGCGGCTTGAGGGTGGACGCCTCCTGCGCGTTCTCGAGAGCCTCCACCGCTGCGGCATCGGGTTCGCCCTTGGACGTGCCGTGGGGCTGGCCCATAGCGTCATACTGCGATGTCTTCTTTGCCAATGGTTCTCTCCAATTACGGATGTGGGCAGTATCCGGGGATAGGTGACCCCATCCCCGGATACCCCCTGGTTAGTTGCTCTCGTTACCGCTTACCGCTGCTAATTATCAAGCCCGTTTGATACGGACGGACGATTAAGCTGGAACTCAGCCAACCCGCTTGATGGTGTATCTATAGCAGATACTGGCACGGCGCCCAAAACAAAATCGCCGGCCACATCGGCATCATCGAGGCTACCCCCCGTTGCAGTCAAAAACGCATCGCTATCCGTCGCGGCAAACCCCGTCAGCACTTTGCCGGCAGCCTGTCCGCTGATCTGATACCAGCCCCATTGACTTGCAACATTGGCGCTCATAGCAACAGCCACCTGACCAACCGCGTTGGCAACGGCCAGTGCAGTGGTCTGGTTGTCGGCAATCGTCACCCACGAGCCTACCGCCGTTGAGGCAACGCCCGCGAGATAGATAAATTCTCCCGCGCCGTAGCCTGTAGTTGCTTGATCTTCCGCCAGGACAACCATGCCCAACGGGGCCATCTGTGTCGTAGACGTTTCCGCTATTCCCTGGTCAAAAGTCAGGGGGCCGATAATCTTAAAATCAGACATGAGATTACTTACCTTCCTGGCTTATATGCCGGTGATAGCCGTAGCAACGCCCGAGCGCCTACGGTTGTTGGTGGTGAGCTGTACGCCGGCGACCATGTAGGCCAACTGCGCCAACTGGCCATTGCCCTGCAAGGAGACAAAGGGCGTCTTCTTGAAGTTGGCTTGACGCATAACCCGGAGCTTGATTGCATCGGTATCCACCATGTAACTGTGGAGGGACGAACAATCATTATCAGCGACAACATCGGCGCCCATGTACCCTGGGAACTCGGGGCCGTTGATGCCGGTGACGTTCGAGGTCCGCACCTCGCCATACCCCGCCGAAGCCAGCGCCGTGCGATACGCCGCGGCTATCGAGTAGGTAGTGACGATGGCGTTGTTGCGACCACCCTGCTTGCGGCAGTCGTCCATGATCGTGTTCCACGCGACAAGACCGTCGAAGACATTGGTCTCCGTAGCCGTGGTAAACGTCTTGGAGGTGGTATACTTCTGGTTCTGCCAGAAGCTACTGGTAGACGAATTGATGCCGCCTATGGTGCCGGTACCCGCATCGGCAATGATATCCTGGTAGCCCAGCATCGTCTTGCCGGTCTGTGCGCCCAGGAGATCCTCGTTGATAGCCTTGAGGAGGCTGTTGAGGGCGTTGCCGCCCAGCGCCTCAAGGAGATCGAATACCTGCTCCTCGCCGCTGTTCTCCCAGTTGGTGGTATCGTCCAAGACGATAGGCACCGCGTAATAGCGCCGCTTGTAGAAGGCGCTCTCGAAGGGATCTACCGGCGACTTGCTCAACGGGTCATACCCGTCGAACGCCTCGGCGGTGCCGGCGGACGATTCCAGGATGACCTGGATCTCCTTGCCGCCGCCATCCACCATCTGTAATCCGCGCTTGCGATGGAACGCCAGCGCCTTATAAGCCTCGAAGATATTGTCGATAACCTTGCTCTCGACGGTCCTGCGGGTCGAAGACCAACGGCTATCCCATACCTCCGAAGTGGTTTGAGCTGCCATAAATTACTCTTTCTTACCTTTTGATGACGCACCCATCCTACATCGTGGACGCGATCTCTTGCAGGGCTTGCGCCCTGGTGATCGTGCCCCCAGCCTCCGCCAACGTGGGCGACCCCGTCTGTGCCGCCATAGCCCGCTTGGCGCTGTTACGCGCCTGGCGCTGCTGACTGACGGCGTCCTGCTGATCAGCGATGCGGCGCCCCGTAGCGAGACTCATCGCCTCGGCTACGGTGAAGGCTTCGCCGGTGTCGGGGTTCTCCTGCTTGGTCAGCCCCGCCGCGATAGCGCGGTGGCGGGCGTCCCAAGCATCGACCTTGCCGAAGATCGCTTCTGCCGCTTCGATCTGAGCGCGGGCGTTGTTACGCGCCGCCGCGTTCTGCTGCGCCGCGACCTGGCTGACCATACCCATAGTATTGCCGAGCTGATCCAAGTACGGCTTATACGGCTCGAGAGCCGCGGCCACCTGGCGGTCTGCAATCTCTTGCGCCCGCTCCTGTACCAGTTGGTCTACTACGGTGAGACCCCGCGCTTCCTCGGGGCCAAGCTGCGCCGCCAGGGCTTGCACCGGGTCAGGTGCCGCCGGCTGGGACGCCTGGAGTTGGTTGGTGAGCCGGGTCGTCGCCTCTACCTGAACGCGCTGCTGTTCAGCTATCTGCGCCTCCCGCGCCTCCAACGCCCTCCGCTGATCGGCCACGTCCTGCATCTTGCGGGTGTAATCCGCCATACGCAGGGTGCCGCCCTCGTCGTCGGTCTGCTGTTGTGGGGTGGGTGTGTCTTGGTTGGTTGGTGTTGATGGTGCTGCTGCTACTTCACCGTCACCCGCCGCCGGTTGCTCTGCACCCGTAGTCCCGGAATCGAGATCGCCACTGTCCGCATCCATAAAGCCGGCGCCCATCTCGGGCGTAGACTCCGTTGGCGGGGTGTCGCTCGGTTGCTCCGCAGCTACCGCAGAATCGACTGCGATTTCGGTCATAAGTATTACTCCTGTCTTTTGCGAGGCCAGGGGGGTCGCCATCCGCTAAGATTCGCGGCCCCCCGGTAGTGGTGGTTGCTATGCTGCGCTAAAGGGACTCCAATCGTCCCCCGTATCTCTCTCCATGTTTCCCGTAGCCCCCCGGTCTACCCTATCCTGGTCGATCTGGCCGACGATCTCCTCGATGCTGTCGGCCTGGAGGACGCCGCTCCTGTCGCCCTCACGCGCTACCTGGTCGCGCTGGGCGCTCTCGGCGTCCGCCATGATATGATCGTGCTTCTGGCTGGTGCCGGCGTCCTCTAAGCCCCTGTCGCGCCAAACGCGCTCACGGTGAGCGTAGCTGGTATACTCGACGCCCGTCTGGGGGTCGGCAAAGCCCTTGTTGTAGCCGCGCTCGGTAGATGAGAAGTTCCACCGCACCATCGAGTTGAACCCCCCGAAGTGCATCGGCGCCGCCCCCTTGCATTTGGGACATTCGACCTGACGCTGGATGTCGGCCTTGCGCTCGACCATAACGTCCTCGACCAGGTGGTCGCAGGAGGTGCATTTGTAATCGTGGAAGACGGGCATATTTCTTGTCTTTCGCCGTGTTATTTCGTATATTCTATGGGTCTAAAAGGAGCGTATAAATGACCCAAATTAGTGCTATTGGTTCAGCCCACGCAGACCCCGTTCTCGACTATATGATTCGGCACAAGATGGAACTTAGCGCCGATGTGTATCTTGCCTATGCCTATCCTGACGGCGTCCCCGAAGATACCGATTTGCAGCAAATCCTCCCTACCGAACTACTGGAGACGCTGCCGTCTTAGCCCAATCGGGTACTTCTATCCCCCCCGATATTTTTAGTACGGCTTGTTGCAAGTCTTCCAACGGCAATTTTCCGTTTCTATATTGCACGAATAAGTCATTAACAGAATCAACAAAGCCCTCGTTCCGTTTAGCCTCTGGCGAAAACATACCGCGCACACCTTCCCAAGTCACTGATTGCATTTGACGCGGCAACATCCCCCTACCTGACGCCGCCTCTCGGTAGGCGTCAGCGTGTATTGGATAGGTTCCCTGTACGCCTAAAACGGACGAAGACGGGCCACTGCCCAAGTTATGCGCGACCTCACGAGACTTGCCCGACAATGGCCGCAAAAGCGATCCAGCTATAGCGTGAGTGTCCATCGTCACATCACCATACGGGGCATTAGGATCGGCAATGTTGTTGTAAAAGTTACGGACTTTATGCTGTAACCCCATACTGCTACTAATGTTTTCTATAGACGGGTCGTCAATTACGCTAATCGCTTTAGCTATATCAGAAAAAGACCCCCAACCCGCACCAGCATTTTTGCCGTCTTTCGTTTTCTTTATATTTCCAAAATCCCCTTCTGGCGTAACAATCCGGTATCCTCGATCTCGCATCGTTTCATCAAACGCGCGAACCCATAAAGCTCTTTCCACCGGCTCTTGAATATCTTGCAACGACTTACCCCGTATTGCATCGATTGCAGGGCGCCAATCTTTTACCTTCTCACTTTTTGGCTTTTTGTAAAACTTGCGCGTTAAGAACTCTTCCATTTCACTCGTCCACGGCATCCTCTGTTGATTCTTTACCGTGTCAAGCACTCTTTCAGCCAGGTTTACATTTTTAAACCAATCCATTTGGGGCGACAATGCCGCTAATACACCAGACGCCGTTTCCACAATTACGTCATACCGTTGACCAAATTGATTAGCAATTTGGTTTGCTCCATCATACCACTGCATTGACCGTTCGCGGATCTCAGGTGGCATTTGCTCAAAAATAAAGTCGAGGTTGCTTTTATCGTGTTCTTTCATTGCTTCTATGATTTCTTCTGGATCACCTCTTTTTGCCACCTCTTTTTGAATGTTTGGATACTCGGCCATTGTTTCGCTCATCTTAGACACAAGCTCATCATCGCGCCGCATAACATCTGTATCTATTATCAAGTTCTCTTTTATAGGATCTTCTGTCCGTGATTTTGCCGTTGGATAACGCGTACTAATGCGTTGCCCCGGCATATATTCTGCTGTCTTTTTATAATCGACTTCGGTACCCACATCAGACAATAGCCTCCGCGCCTTACCCATCTTACCCATCGGCCCCACCGCCATCCCCAGCGCCGCCAAGACCTTGCCGAACGGCCCCGCCACATCCTCGGGACCAGCCAGCGCCGCAAAGCCCCGCTCCTCCATCTGCTGCCCCATACCCTCACCCATCGCTTGCATCCCGCGGCGCGTCACTCCCATCGCCCCCTCTTCCTGTACCAGATCCGCCAGCGCACTAAGCCCCTCGCGCACTCGCCCGCCGGCCTCGCGCCCCGTCTGCTGGCGCTGCGTCGAGGACTGCATGAGCGGACTCGCCAGATCGACCAGGGCAGGGATGTCTTCCGTAACCCACTTACCTACACCCGCAGGGGTCGCCGCCGCCATCCGCCCCGCCTGAGCTACTCCCTCGGCGCCAAAAAGATCCTCGACAGGCCCCAACGCCCCCTGCTGGAGAGCTTCCGCTACCGCCGACAAAGGCACAGTCCGGTCCTCCTCCTCCTGCTGGAGGTAATCGACCAGTGCGGCCAGTGAGTCGTATCCTACGCCCCGCGCCATATCTTTCTACCCTACCAATTCCTCAAGCATTATTCTACCCTACGAACTCCTCAAGCATTATTCTACCCTACCAATTCCTCAAGCATCTTATAGTCCGCCTCACTCACCATATACACTACATTATCCGAGGCGTTCGCCGCCGTAGCCCGCGCCAGGACGCCCTTGACGGCGGTCCCTATATCGGGCTTCGCAGCCTTCGGTGCCGCCTTCGCCTTCGGTGCTGCTTTCGCTTTCGCTTTCGCTTTAGCCATTATGCTCCTCGTATCGTTTCATCGGCCTCTACCTGCACCGCCTGACTCGTTCGCTGGGCATTGCTCTGGACCTGGCCGATAAGATCCTCGGCCTCTACGGATCCACCGCCCCCGCCGCCGGGCCTACCCGCCGCCCCCTGCTCCTGCGCTTCCATCGCCGCCTGGTGAGCCTCCACGTGCGCCCTAATCATCTGGTCTATCTGCTGTACCTGCTGCGCCGCCCCCATATTAAGAGGCTGCCCCATCGGGTTGGCCATCTGCGCCGCTTGCATCAACTGCTGGTAGCTCGGATGCTCCCGGTAGCCGGCGTGGGTCTCGGCGTGGGTCAGGTGGTCCTGCTCGGGCAAGACATCCGTATCGACCATCTGCATGAAGCGGTCATTCTCAAGCTGCGCCGCCCGCTGCGCCTCGACGTTGACATCCGAGACCATCAGCTTCTCGACATCCACGATGTCGAAGGCGTTGGCCATCGCCTTGTCCAATTCCATCTGGTCGAAGTTGGGCCGGTTTGCGGCCCTGTCCCAAAAGGCCAGGAAGCGGTCCTGCTCCAACTGCTCATACAGGGGTTGCGTCGAACCCACCCGCGTGTAGATCCTGAAATTCCATAGGAAGTCGCTGTTCTTGAGCGCCCGCATCAACATCGACTCTCCCTCGGGCGCTACGTTGAGGACGAAGTTCTCGGGGGTATAGCGGGGGTCGCCCATGATCTGGAAGGCGTTGCGGACCACCAGCTCGTAGGCGCCGGCGACCTTGGCCTCCATCCAGTTGCCGTTGAGCTGGGCCGAAGCCGCCACCACCGCCGCCTCGGTAGCACTGTCGGCCTCGCCCGCGGTAGGAGGTTGCACCGCCGCAATCTGAGCCTCATACGACAACAGGCTCTGCTCGTGCCGGTAGAGGTCCGCCGGCACCGAGGCGAAGTCTAACTGCTTGATGCCGTTGATGTCCTGCATCGTTTGGAACTCGCCGTCTCGGCCCCGCCGCAATCGCTCGAGGAGGTCCGGGTTGGCCAGCGCCTCACTCTCATTAACGACCCCCTGCCGCGCCGTCCGCTTCAGGATGTCGGAGCGCCTCGAGACCTGTTCGATGATGCCGCTCTGGATGTCTTCGAGGTAGGCCATCTGCGGCTGCGGGTAGTAGCTACTCGCGTTCATATCGAACTTGACCGGCACAAAGGGAAAGCCGCTCTCCACCAGGAAGCCCGCCGCGGCCATGCCCCCCTCGATGTCCAGCACCGGCTCGGTGAGCTGGCCGCTCTCGTCCTCCTCGTAAATCAACTGCCCAATGCTATTGACGCGCTGCGGGAAGCTCATCTTGATGAAGGGATGCTCCCGCTCCAGGATGGGCTCCTCGACGCCCTCCGCGAACATGATGAGCTTGCGGTTCATCCTATCGTGGATGCGATCCACCAGGACAAAGTCGCCGTTGCTCACCGCATCCTTCAATGCCGCCATCTCTTCTGTGTCGGCCTGGGCGCCCATGACCTCGCCAAAGGCCAGGTCGTCCTCGTCCCCTACCGAGGTGGCAGATAGCTGTTTCTTGTTTTGTATCTCGGGGTCGTCCTTCAGAAATCGCAAGGGCACCCACATACGCTCCCGTATATACCGCGCCGTGCCGAGGCGATGCGGAACGCACGTAGGATCGACGTGGACAAAGCCCGGCGCCACCCGGCAGACCGAGACCATGTCGTCCGCCATGTCGTCGTTGGTGACATAGGGCGCGATCATATCGTCGCCGGGCGGGTTGTAATCCAACCGCAGCCACCCTACCCCCGTGAAGAGGGCGTCGAAGATAGCCTGATGTACGTGGTCCTTGACATTGCCCAGCCGCATGAAGGCGTCACTGGCCCGCTCGAGCATCTCCGCCACCGCATCGCCGTCCTCGTCCTCGATGATGAAGAACTGCTTGGGGTAGCGGAAGGCGATGGTAGAGACGATCTGCCGCACGATAGGATAGAACCGCGAGATGCGGACCAGGTCTTGCGGGTCCAGGTCGCGGATGCGCTCATCGAACTTAAGGTCATAGAGATCGGTCAGCCGCTGCCAATCCCGCATCCTGTCGCGGTAGAGGCGATCCAGCATCTGCATCTCTTCTTTCCAGAAGGTGAGCTGTTGCTTATTCATTATAATTTAGCCGGCATACCTATATTTAGATGTCCCGTCATTTCATATCCTAACCAGCGTAACGATATTTAGGTGTCCCATCCGTATTCAACAAGTCCAAAAGTCGCTGCCCATCGCCGTCCGGGCCTTCGGCTTTCTTGCGCGGACGATATACGTGATTAATGCCATAGCGCAGACCGTCAGCAGGGTGATCATCGCCGCCCTTGAAGACATCCTCGGGGTTCTTAGCGTCCCGCTGCACCGTCGATAGGCTCGAGACAATGTGATCGGTTCTCCCCTTGAAAAACTTTAGCCGGCCCGCGTAGAGCAGATCCTTGAGGTTGCGCCACCCGTTGACGCGGTCTGTGTTGGCCCGCGTCAGGTGGAGGCCCTCACCCTCGAAAGAGTCCTTGGGCGATAGCGCCTGGGAAGCCTCCCCCGGCGCCCGCTTAGTCCACATATCCGGGGGTGCCAGGTTCTGGCGCGGGCGCTCCGTCACATACGGACAGTTATCGAGCATAGCCCGTATGCCCCGAGCGTGGTCTGCGCCGCCCGTCTCACCGCGGTAGTATTCATCGACCACCCATACATCGTCGTCGTAGTCCACGGCGATGATGCCGCACCAGGCGGGATTGAACTCGCCGTAATCTATACACGTGAAGAGCGCCCAGTTGGGCGGTATCTCGAAGGGCTCGACCTCGCACTGCCGCTTTGAGAACATCGAGAAGAAAGAGCCGAGGATAGCGTCCCAATCGCCGTCCTTCCACGCTTTGATCAGCTCGGGGTCGCCCAGGCCGTCCAGGCGCTGCTCGTAGCCGGGATCCTCCTGCAACCCGATCAGATTGTCCTCGAGCTTGCTCGGCACAAACATACGGACCATCCTACTGACCTGGTCCTCGAGCGGTATCATCCCGTCCGGGTAATCACCGATGCCAAAATACTCTTTGACCTCGGTGTGGCAGCGGCCACCGGGGTTGCCGGTGGCCCGTATGCGCTTGTGCTTTGCCGGCCCGCGCAGCCGCGACTTCATCATGATGTAAGGCCGCATCGACTCCCACGAGGGCAGCTCGTCCCACCCTATCCACGATAGCGACCACCCCATGTATTTCGTAAAATCCGACTCTTTCTCCAGGTGCCGCAACCGTAGGAACGACCCGCCGGGAAACTTCCACGTATGCTTGCCGACGAGGTACTCGCCCCCTACGTAGGGGTATATCTCGTGGCTCTGGTCGATGATCTCCTCGAGGTCCGGGTAGGATTGGCGAAAGAGGACGCCCCGCCAGGCGCTGCCCTGGCTTAGATCCTGGGCGAAGTCCCCGAGGAGGTACGAGGTCTTGCCGCCGAAGACGGCGCCCCCATAGAACAACTCCTGCACCGCCTCACCCATCCATATCGCCGTGCGCTGCGGTCCCTCCTGCGCCGCCCAGGCGTAGTTGTCAGGGGCTACCGCACTACTCATCGTCAACCAGGTGGGCGGCCACCCTATTGCCGTTCAACGCTTCCTTAAGCTCCTCGAGCCCTGGCCGGCCCTCCGTCCGTATCTGTCGATACTCGATAGCCTCGCCGTCCTTGCCGGTGGTCTCAATACGCTCGGTGTAGCCGCGGATCTTATGCTGGGTCTTGAGATAGAATATGACGGCCCCGAGGTTGCCGTCCCGCACCAGCCGGTGGAGCTGGCCCACCGCCTCGTCGCCCATCTTCTCGCGGGCCTGGTCGAGTACCTCCTGAAGACCATAGCGGTCTATATAATCGTATACGCCTTGCCGGGTCACCTTAAGCGTACTCGCTGCTGCCGTCAGATTCCCATCGCACGATAGCAGCGCCTCGCGCACTTGATCGGGAGTGCATTTGATCGGGCGCCCTTTAGGGTTGGTGACTTTTTTCTTCGGTGCGGTCATTTTTAGGAATCAAACTATAAAGTTAGTAGCTCCAGAGCGCCGGCCTGGGGACGGTATGCTCTTCCGGGCCGAGGTCATCGAGATGCAGAAACCGCCCCTCATCGCCCGCCTGGCGGACGCCGATCCCGGTGAACCCGACGACCAGGGCTTCAGTGAGGATCTGGTA